GAAGAGTATCATCTAGCGCGATATCTCTAATAACTGTTTTAGGGTTAAATTTATATGTTGCTGCAGCAACGTCTGGATCTGTGCCCTCTGCTATAGCAAGTTTTATAGCTGTTTGCGCATTAAGATTAAAAAGGGGACCTAGACTATTAGCCGATAAATTAATAGCGTTATTAACACCACGAATAAGGGCATCAGAATTAGCAAACCATTTACCATCTGCAATATCACCACCACCTAAAGTAATCATAGCCATAGCAACGTCTTTATCTGTTAACTTACCTGTTTCACGACTACCAGCTAAAGCGAAAGCGTAATCGTAAACGAGACTTCGAATATCTTGTCTATCTTTTGTTAACTCGTCAAATATTTGAAAGACAGAACCGACTCTTTCCCCAGAATCTGTTTTTGTGTTGTTATTGTATAAGTGAGAAAGGTTAGTTCGGTTTTGAAAATTACCAGCTAGATCTGAGTGTCTCTCATAAATACCTGATATAACAGCCGCTTGTCCTTTTACACCTCCGATAGTATTACTCAAATATGATATGACACCTAAAGGACCAGCTTCTTGACCAGGAGGTTGTCGAGCAAGTGTTTGAAGAATTTGATCACCAATACCTGCCGCACGAACAAAATTAAGTTTGGCATTATCTATTTTTGCTGCTTTTTGGTACGCAATTTGTGGAGCTATGCCTTGTCCATCAGAAGTAATCGCTTGTAAACTACCGTTTTCATCAAAAAAGAAACTTTGACCTGTATTTGTAGTAATTGCTTTTTCGATCGCTTTATTAGTTTCATCAAGCATTTGTTTCGTTGTAGTATAATTAGGGTCGTTTTCGTCGAGAACAACAAGCGCGTTACGAAGTTCGTTTCTTTGAAGTTGTAATTGACCTAATTGAGTATCAGGTTTAGTTGGCGTAGAAGAAACACTTAAAATAGATGTAAGCCCACCGTCAACTTTATTAGCAAAACCTTCAACTTTATAAGTTGCGTTAGGATTAAATATTTCAAAACCAGCAAACTGGTTTGGGTATTTATTTTTTAAATCTGCAAAAGTTTCAGGGTCTGTAATAGTAAATTCAGTTGTTACTATGTTTTTACCTGTGTCAAGACCAGCCGCAGATACGTCAAGTCCTTCCTGATCAAGAAGAGCATAGATCGAAGATGGAAGGTCTTCTAATGGAAGATTAGATAACGCTTTAGTATTTGCTCCAATAATCCTTGCCGCTTCTCCTTTTAATTCTTTCGGTAAACCGTTAATCGTATCGACCATTGTACTAGCGTAGTTTTTAGACGCTGTTTGGTCCATTTTTGTAGTTTCTGTTAAATAGTCAGTCATGTCTCTTAATAAAGACCGCTGATACTTTTTACTTTCAAGATCAAACTGGCTTAATTGAACTGCAAGATTTTTTTGGTTTTTAGAGTCTTCACGAAAAACACCAAACGCTAATTTATCAAGCATATCGCTTCTAGCGCGACGTTCTTTTTTAGCCGCTTGCGATACTGCTACACCCCGTTGACCAGCAATACCTAAATCTTTAAGAAAATCGCCAGTACCGCTTTCGCCACGAAGTAAACTTAAACCAACTGATAAAGCAACATCCGCCCATGCAGGTTTTTCTTCTGGGGCAACGTTAAAAAATTCATTAATCTTAGCTCTTGCATCTTCTGGTGTTGTTTTTTCACCAGCTAACTGTTCCATTAAAGAAGCAGTAGCAGCACTTTGTTCTTGCATTTGAGTTAATGCGCCAATAATTTTTGCAGCTTCACCGCCTTGGCTATAAATATCTTGTACAGCAGGATCAACTTTTTCAGGGTCGTCCGTAGCCATGGTAGCTATCTTTTCTGGAGATACATTTTCTAATGAACGACCAAAAATATCTGTGCCAATTTGCGCCGCTTGCGCATCATCTTGAGCTGTTGTTTGAGGCGGTTGGCTAGGCATTCCAAAAAGTGAATCTTGGGTAGGGCGTTGGTTAAACATATTATCACGAAGACCAAACGGCGACATACCACTGCTTAATTCGTTTAACATTTGACTTTTAGCCGCCGCTGGTGTGAATAACCGAGGATCAATGGCCATGGTTTATACTCCTTTAGGGCCAAAAGGCTGATAGCCAAGATTTCCAGCAATACCTAACCCTGTTGCGGCGATACCTGCTATTTGGGAAAGAGGGTTTTGTGAAGGTGCTGTAGTTACACCAATAGTAGACGAACCAGAAGGTACACCACGAAGAATATCACTAAAGAAACCAAACCGCTGATAAGGCTCATAAGCCGCTTGAAGGTCTGTAGCACGTTGCGCATCAAGCCCTGCTTGAGCTTGTTGTTGCATTAACGAACCAATACCTAATTGGTTTGCAATATCTTGTTGGCCTAATTGTTGACCTAAACCAGCAAATTGACCTAATTGGCCACCAATATTAGATAAAGCCGAAGCTCTTTGACCAGCTAAACCTTGGGCTGTTGTAAACCCTGCTTCGCGTAATCTAGCGGCAGTATCGGCAAATTGTTCTAATCCTGCTCTACCAAGTTCAGCTTCCATTATACCTTGGCGAGAACCGCCGAAAGCACCTTGACCAACAGCTTGCGCACCTAAAACATTTTGTTGAATACCTGTTTGTCTAGCAATATCTTGACCTACACGATCAATAACGTCACTTGTATATGGTGACATAAACGCTTGATAAGCGTTAGGATCGCGAAATATTCCAGCCGCTTCACCAATAGCCCCTGCACCCTGTTGTAACATAGGTTGGTAAGCACCAATACCCGATTCAGCTAATTGAGCCGCACGTTCTTGTTGTGCCGCTAACGGAGCTACTTCTTGTGCAGGAATATTAACAGGTGTCCCTGCTTGTTGGTAAGCTGATTCTAATAGCTTACGGGTATAGTCTTCCATAAAAGGAGCAAGACGGGTAATCTGTTCTATGGTTTGAGTTTCGGCCATAACTTACTCCTACGCCATCGCTTGAGCGTTTTGATCAGCTCGGTTTTCAAATTTTTTCATAATACCCATCATAACTTTCGCCCCTTTATCCGGATTATTTTGTCCAGAAGGATCAGCTCCCGCTACAGCTTTACCCGTTTGTACAAATTCTGTATTAGAAAGTAACGTTGGTATAGAATCGCTAGTAGATGACCCTGGACCTGTAATATACCCACCGTAAGCCGCTGCAAACATAGGACGATAACCAACTGTAGAACCAGCATAATTAGAAGGAAGCGTATACGTTCCTGGAAGTAATTGGCTTGCAGGAGGCGGTGTTAATTCAGCAGGAAGTTGAGGGTTTTCTCCACGTGCTAATGCCGCATAATATTGGTCAACTGCGCTTGGACCGCTAAAGTTTGCCGTATCAGTTTCCTCGGGCTGAAAACCTTCCATAATTCCTTTACCAAGAACAGGGGCTAATGCTAATGTAGCCGCTGTACCTACAGGAAGATTAGCAATAGACTCAGGAAGAATTCCTTGACCCCCAATGGTATATGGTGCGCTATCAGCTGCAAAACCAGACATTGTATTAATACCTTCGTCAACAGCAGGACCAACAAATTTAGAACCAGCAAAACTAAGACCTGCATTAACAAGAGCTTGTTCTGGGGAAGCACCGCCAGCTAATGAACCAATACCACTACCAATAGCTGAACCTACTGGTCCACCTACAGCAAAACCAACAACTGAACCAATAATCGGTGCGGCTTTCTTTAAAACTTTACCAATAGACTTAAAGAAAAATTCAGGTTGGCCTGTAGCAGGGTTTATTGAATTTAACTGATTACCAACAACATAACGGTCTGGGTTTTCTATACCCATAGAACGCATTTGTTTAAATAAACTATTTTTTAATTTAGGGTTAGCGTTTAATACTTCTTCTGGAACAACGGTTTCGCCTTCAGCCGCATGAATAATGTAGCTGTCTTCAAAACGTCCTAACGAAGCAAGACCGTTAGCTGTGTTTTCGTATGGTGCTTTCATCATAAACCTCTAGCTAAGATACCTCTTTTTTAGAATTTTCGCAAACTTTAAGTTAAATAACAATTTTTACCGTCCCAGAATCGTTATATAACGCCCCCGTTTCTAACCCAGAAGCAGATGTAGGAAGATCTGTTAAAGTTATTTTTGTGCCTCGCAACTCTCCGGGGTTACGTTCTTGTCCGATAAATGTTTCTAATGCCCGAACTAAATCGTCCATATATTGACGTTCATACTCTTCCGGTGGTGTCGGTAAACGGGGCGGAGCTAAACCAACTGAAGACATTTAACGTCTCCCGTCTGGTCTTAAATCAACTCTTGGCGCACCTAGTCTCCAACGTGTTCCAAGAGCATCTGAGTCTACTTTTATAGCAAAAGAACGACCCCGAAGACGCATATCTAATTGATTAGTAAATTGTTCTACAGGGCTAGTAGCTGATCTAGTAACGGTACCGTTCGTTGTAGTGTCGTAGGCGGATCCTGGGTATTCTCGTGTTTCTAGTGTAAAGTTGGCTACAGGAGAACCATTAGTAGATCCTGTGAACGTGAGATCAGGTATAAGTCTGTGTATAAGCAGAAATTTATCGCCGTCGCCAATATCTATTTGGCTAGATTCGATATATGCGTCCATAGCAGAACCGTCGTTATCAGAACCAATTTCGTGGTTGTACAAGTAATTACTACCGCTATCTGCCCCTGCCGCTATTGGTAGAGGGCGCAATCCCCTGTCCCGCCAAGCTGTACGAGAAAGACTACCGTAATACCAAACTTTTTCTAGGTAGTTGAAAACAACGTAGCTATCATTTTCATCACTTCCTGATGAAGGATAGAACCAGAAAACTTCTCCCCACTGTGAGTTTAAACCAGCTACAACCTTACTTGATTGATCTTGATTAAAGTTTTCAAAGACATAATCTCGCACCGTACAAGGTAGATGCGCCGTTCTGCCATCATAAACATAAAAGTTATCTTGTCCCATCCAAAACACGAAATCTTCTGCCGCAACACCCGCGTTTGGACCCATTATAGTAATCCTAGAAGCAAGTTGCTGTGTGCCAAAAGTAAAAGGTGGTCCTACAAAGCGCATCGAATGAAGGGAGCGATCTGTAAATACAAGGATTTCTCGTTTAGTTTCAATAGCTGTAATAAACTCGGAGCCAGAGCCAAGACGCAAGTCCCCCGCAGTATTAGTCGCGGTTGGGGTCCAGTCAGTTAAACTTTCTTGGTCGGAAAAACGAATAAGCAAAGGATCCTGATCAGCACTTCCTAGAGCATTAGCACCAAACGCAATAACGTGTCTATCGTTATCTGAAACAAGAACCTGTTTAGCTATAGTAGGTGTATTAGAAGCTCCTCCTAGCGTACCTATTTCTACAGCTCTTGCTGAAAGTGTTGATGACTTGTCCCAATAGTATATCGCGCTATCTCGTGGGTTAATCAATAAGTCTTCGCCGAAGTTGTCGTGTGACCATAAGCGCAGTTCAGCGTCCGTGGCAATAGTTGCGGCAGAACCCCAAGTACCTCTACTCCATGTACTTGCACCCCAACCCGTGCCACCAACTTGAGTATCCAAACCAACATTAATTTGATATGTCCCTACGACACTTGCACCACCGTTACCCGTGTCTGATGCATTTGCCGCTGATGCAAGAGTAACTTCATAGCTGTTAGCATCAACAATAGCCATGATTTGGTATTCTTGGTTTAAGACTTCCGCAGTAACTAAACCACCTAGAGTCGCTGCACCGGAAAAAGTCACAAAATCATACTGATATGCACCGTGACTTGTGTCCGATACTGTAAGCGTTGTACTACCGTTTGTAGCGGAAAAAGTAATGTCGCCAGCAGAAGTTGTAGTGCGAATCGGTGTTATGTCGTTATAACCACCGCCTTCTTCTACATAATATTTTAAATGCGTACCAACGCCCATATAATTAGAACCATCAACCGCAATCCAATTATGTAATGCTCTAGCAGTACCAAGATATGTGGTTGAGCTATATTTCTGCCAACCACCGATCTTTTCAGGGTATCCTAGATGAAAACGAACTTTATCACAATCAAACCACCCGCCTTCGTTAGCGTATGAGGTTGACTCGCGGTTTATTCCTGGTCTGAATTGAAGTTTGGCTAGTGGCATGAGCGTATCCTTTGATCAAGGTATTTTACAACATAAACGCCCAAAGGTAAATATCACAGTATTTTACGCATATTACCTAAAGGAAAGTATGGAGCAGTGACTTGATAGAAGAAAGTTATCAGCGTTAATCTTGTTTCGCCTTCTTTTATGTTAGTTTCTGCTTTATGCGGGTAATGACCATCAAATATCAAGTGGCTGTTAAACACAGAGTCAAAATGTGCAGCCTTGTAAAATTTACTATTATGAGCCTCAAGTTCTTTAATATACTCTTTTTTGTCTTCAACAGAGTTGTTAGTGAAGTGTCTGCTTTTTGCTTGCTCTGCTTCTTGAGAGTAGTAAAGATCCCCCATTGACTTAGGCAAGTAGATTCCTGTGCCGTTACCTAACATATTAGGTGATAAATATATAATAGACGTAAACGTGGCTGGCTTATCCATATGAATCCAAGTTTTAGTGCCATCAACAAGATCTTCATGAGTTATTTTTTGGAATCGACAATCTGCTGTCCAAGAAATATTAGACGAGGCATCTACGAGGCTGGGGTAAAAAATAGCTAATGTTCTTTCGCCAAAAGATTTAAAAAATTCTGGGGCAAGAAAAGCCAGTTCATCCGACCTCACCCCAGGATATATTCCAACATCTTTTTTGTACTCTAACGAATTAGCGAAATGAATAACATCATATGGGTTATCTAAAAAGTTTAACACTTGCGTGTTTGGAAAATTCATTACAGTACCTCTATTTTTGAGTCAGATATGGATACTGTGGGATATGTGTACTCTTTCACAATGTTTTGACTACTGTCACCAGTATAATGATTGCCCGTCATTAAAACCCTTCCGTTTTCTGTCGTGCTATTTAAAAGACGCTTGATAAATATTTTCTGTTTACAATAAGGAATATAGGGTAACACCGCACCCATGCAAAGCACTAAATTGTACTTTTCAGTTGGCCACTCGTGACGAAAGTCTAGTTTAGGGTGTAGTATTTTAGCGGCATCGTGAATATCGTAGCATACTACCGAGAAGGGTAGTGCCGCTTCGATATCTCCATTTCCACAGCCAATAGATAAAACAGCCCCACCAATGTAACGCTGTTTTATTCGATCTACTTGTTTGTTTACATAAGACTCGTAATTGGGGAACAGCTTTTTATACGAGCCGTCAACCATACATGAATAAAAGTCTGTTATGTTTTCGGATATTGTGCTTTTATTGCAGCAACATGAGCTTGCCATGCTTCTAGCCCGTTTTCTGTAATATATTCGATTTGAGCATCTAAAGAACCGTAGGCTTCAACTCGGTTTAAATACCAACTTGGCATAGGATCTGGCTCAGTCGGGACAGCTCCAGGAGCGGGAGACGCTGTACCAGTTTGCCCTTCAGCAAGAAAGTTGGGAGCTGTTGTAACTGGTTGCGGTTTGTATTTCCAAACTTCGTCATCAAAGTCTTCTTGCGTCATTGTGCTTGTGGCTTTAACTCTAGCCCAAGAGCCGTCAGGAAAGCGCACATCTACGTTACCGTTATCATGAATTTTTTCTACTGTATAATTGCTCATTTTACCATTTCCTTAAAGGACATCTACTCGTTTCAATCTTGGTCTTCAAATTCATTAAGCATCCGCATTTCTTGCATTGGTTGATAATCGGTCTAAGCCACTCGCAACTTTTGCATATGTCCATCCGCTCCTTTGCCGTCATGTAGTGCCGCCTTGTGTCGTACCATTATTAATAAAAGTACATGCAACAGTCTGTAGAAGTGCGTTCCCAGCAGCACCGCCGGAACCACCAGACGAACCAGACGAACCAGACGAACCAGCACCACCAGAAGTTGCTTCTTGCTGCCCCTGACCGGAGGGGACTGGTTTAAAACCGTTGGCCCCCGTACTTCCTGTACCACCAGACGAACCAGAGTTACCAGAGGTGCCGCTTGAACCAAAACCCCCGCCGTTCCCACCTAAACCACCATTACCGCCTGTGCCACCAGTGCCACCAGCACCTGAATAATATGTCGCGTTATACAGGTTAGTGCAATTTTGTCCGCTTTGGTTGACTGGCAGATGAGTATAACTTTGACCAGATCCCCCTGAACCACCTGAACTACCGCCCGCGCCAGCAGAACCACTCCCAGAACTTTGCCCATAACCCTCGCCGTTGCCGCCGTTGCCGCCCGCGCCGCCCGCACCGCCAGCACCACCAGATCCCACAGTAAGAGAACCCTGTAAAGAATAACACCAGTTGAGAGTGGATTCCCCCATGGCACAAGAAGAATTAACGCATGAGTTAGTCATGTATTGGGTAGTGCAACCACTACCACAATTTGGTCCAGCAGGACCAGGGCTGTTAGCCACGTTTCTACTATCCCCTCCAATACCGCCGTTGCCGCCAGCACCACCAGCACCACCATTGCCACCAGCACCGCCGCCACCGCGTAAAGTACCATTGTTGGTAAGCGTAACATTTGAGGTGTTAACTCGGACGGCTGAACCACCTGAACCACCAGATGCGCCACCAGCACCTGTAATTGTACCTTGGTTTGTAATAGTGATTGCACCAGAAGAACCCGATGAAGCGTGAATACCATACTGGGAGTTACTTTCGCCGCCTAACTCTACCCCAGACTGAACCTCTACTTGCTTTGGGTAATCAACGGCGTAATCGTCACCAAAAACTGTAGCTAGGTCTTGGTTTGTAGCTGTTGCCGAATACGTCTTTTTAAAACCTTTAGCGGTGTTCCTGTAGTCAGAAAAGTCTAACGCTCCGGTTTCAGGAACGCTTGCCGCTAAATTCGTTGCAGAATTATTTCCTGCATTAGCACGAACATTCGTAGTGCCTCGATAGTAGTCTGATATAGAAACCCCACCAGATCCACCAAACTCTGTACGAATATCGCTGAATGAAACGGTACCAGAACCAATAGGCATTTATGGACTCCCAAATGCTGTGATGTCATCCGCTGATGTTAAAGCACCATTAGATGCAACTTTGAAAACAGTTGTGCCGTTGTATTGGAACAACAAATCATTATCCCCTGCATCTAACAGAACGCCCCATTTACTACTTCCAAACAAAATAGAGTTTCCATTAGTGTCAAGATTTCCACCTAACTGAGGAGAGGTATCGTTTACCAGATCGGTAGGAGGGCTTAAACTTCCAACAGCCGCACCTGCGCCCGCACCGTCAGCGTAAATAAAACCTGAGTTACCATTAGAAACGGTGACGTTTGCTCCAGACCCCTGTGTGAAGATCGCGTCTTCCCCAGAAGCATTTACTACAGCGTAAAATTTCGCGGCATCATTCGGAGCAATTGTTATAGTGTTTGTTCCTGATGGTGAGCCACCTAGAATAAGGATTTTATACATCCCGTCTGACAACGCTCCGTCAGAGGTTGTAAGCGTATGAGTTGTCCCAGAAAGACTGATTGACCCTACACCGTTTATAGCGCGATCAACAATATCAAGGTTCAGGTTGGTCGTAGTACCCCAAGTACCCGACTGTTCTCCTGTTCCGATTTTTTCTATTCCGGTATTAGGTGTGTATGTGCTTGCCATGTTAAGTTTCCTCTACTAGATGGAATTATATCACTGTTTTAAACAAATGAAAAGTGTCATGCCGCTATCTCTGTCCAAGTGGTTCCAGGATTCGGAGCAACACTTGTCCAACTTGTTCCTGGGCTTGGCGTTATTTTACCCCAAACTACTAAATTTCCTAAATTTGCAGTAGCAGATACAGACGTAAGTTCGACTATTGCAGTTCCTGTAACGGATTCAGAACCAATAGCTGTTGTCCCAGCCAACCCTGTTGGCTGTACATTTACCTGTATTGTTGCCGTAACGCTTCCTAGCTGCGATGTACTAGAAACACCTGTAGTAGGCGCACCTGTATCCGTCACAGGAACAGAAACACCTGTTTCCCCTGTCCCAGAAACACCTGTAAGAGTTAGGTTACAAGTTCCAACAACCGCTTCTTCACCAAGCCCTACAGAGCCTGTCATACCATCTTCTGTTACAATCGCTCCCGCACCAACAAGTACGGATTCAAGTAAAGTTGTACCAGAAACACCCGTTAGCACGACAACAGCAGAAGCCGCAACACTTAAAGACCCAACGGCACTCGTTGCTGCATTAAGAGAAACGGGCAGAGTTTGCCCAACATCAGCAAATACGCCTCCGCCCCAAACACCCTCACTCCACGCTCCTAAACCCCAGCCTGTTAGGCTTTCTGTAGAACCAGAAACACCCGTTGGAGAAACCGTAACGGGAATACTTACAACTACAGCACCTAGATGTACTTGGTTGTAAAAAGAAGGAGCTGTTACGTTAGCTGCTTGAAAACTTTGAGCAGTGCCTATGGCTGTAGTCGCTAAAAGTGAAGAAACATCAACAGGGGCAGAACCAGAAACGGTTTCTTCCCCTAGTGTTGCTGTACTAGAAAATCCAGTAGCCGCAATAGTAACATTGGCTAGACCGCCCCAGCCAGTATCGCCCCATGCGCCTTCACTCCAGCCGTTAGCTGACATAGCAGCTACCTTTACGCGATGCGAATAATCGCGCTAGATGCGTTAGCTGTAGGAAACTGAATAGTGAAAGTTCCAGAAGTTGAAGCCTTATCGCCTCCAAAGTCTAAAGCAGCAACAGCGGCATTTGTAGCAGAGCTGTTATAGATTAATGCGCCACGAGCGGTAATTGTTGCTGTAGTAAAACTAAGGTCTGCAAAATCGGTGAACGCAGTTGTACCAGATGTAGTAGGCGTTACATTGGTTAGCGTACCACCACCCGTAGCGTATGAACCACTAGAAGCAACTTCGCCTGTTGTAGAAAACGCAGTTGTGGATGCGCCAAGCGTTGCGGTTGTAGAGGATTTACCACCACCACCAATCGCGTACAAAGCCAGCTTAAACGTATTACCAGTACCGTTAGTAAAATTATGTGTACCCGTAAGAAGCTGAGACTTAAACGAAGTACACATTGCCTGAGTGATAGCCATCTAATTCTCCTTATAAACAAGCATGCTATACGCTATTATAACTTATTTTAAAATCATGTAAAGTTAATCAGCGATTTAGCAAGATCTTCTTGCCCATATTTGCGGATTTCTTGTACGATAGACGATCTTTCTTCTCGCCGCGCCCTTACTATATACTCATAAATTACGTTTCGAAGGTTTTCCCTAAAGGCTTCTGCTTGCAGTCTTATTGGTTCAGGAGCCGAATTAGATACAGAAATTAATTTATCTAAAGCTAATTCGGTTAATTGTTCAGAAGATAAACCACCTTCATTAGATGTCATAACGCCTACAGAAGTTACCGTTATACCTGCACCCACACTAACCATTTTTATTTTCTTTCTTTTTGTAAGAAACGCCTTCTATATCGTGACGACCAATTAATACAGGTTCTGTAACTACATCAGTAGGTTCGGGCGATTCCATTTTAGACTTATTTGAAATAATAAGAGACCCTTCGTGAAACTTTTGTACTAATGGGTCTTCAAGGCGGTGATAACCGTATAGTTTTTCTTCTGGTGGAACAGCTGTGTCAAGTAAAGAAGACGAATGCGCAACTTGAATAGCGATTCCTTTTGTTACCGCAACAGCACACCAAAATTCTACGCAAGCACGACCTGCTTCAGCAAAATAAATATTTTTCTTATAAGAAAAATCAACACCGTAAAAAGAAATCTTTTTAACTTTATTCGCGATAGCGAAAGCAACAGCATACGCGACAGTATTATTAAAATAACAATACCCTAAAGAAGTCACTACATCTTGTAAAGGAAAGTCTACAATTTCCGGTACTCTTTTGTCTGTCTCACAAGAATATATTGGACCTTTATTAGGCGTTTCTAATAAAAATTCTCTTGCGATACCTGTCTGTGTTCCAGCTTTTTCATCGTCTAAAAATCGGGAAGCAGGATCCATCATAAATGTACGGTCTACATGAAAAATACCGCCAATACTATTTATACCCCAAATTTCGTCAAATTGTTCTGAATTTATTCGAGCCATAGTGTATTCTGCAATGGAACCACCTAGCCCTAATATAGCAACTGATTTATTTTTTAGCCTCTTTTTCACTGTTAAGACCTTCCGACTGAGTTAGATTAAGCACAAAATTACCTGATAAAATTACACGACCTTCTTTACAATCATCGGTGTAATGCGACAAGTGTGACGGGAAGATTAAAAAATCACCTTGCTTAACCTCCACTTTAGTGTACACAGGATTTCCGTTCACAGTGTCAAAAAAGGTTAGCTCTGTGTAATCATCAGGAACTTTTAAATAAGTTGATACAGAGTATTCAGGGCTAATTAAACGCCCAGATCCGTGAGAATGAGGCTGCACAAAACTATTAGAAGAATACCAAGCCACCCATGCATCCTTATACTGACAAGTAACATCAAAATCTACTCTGTTATTACTGTGTAACGGAGGGTATGCTACCCCAAAAGAAATAATTGTTGCTGTAACTCTGTCTGCAAATTTTTGAAAAACAGGGGCAAAACTTTCGTCTTTGAAAATTTGCCAACCCGTTCTGTTCGTGTTTTTTAAGTTACAGTCTACTTCCTCTACAAAAGGTCTAGCCTTTTCTTCTAGTTCATCACAAAGAGTTTGGTTTATAGACCCCTTTATAACATGTATAGAACTAGGGACTTCCACAAGAGAAAAGATCTGTCTTTTTAACATGGTCAATCTCGTGCTAGAGGAAATTTATATTCAGGCTACGTCTCATTTTTTGATCCGTACATGTTGTGCTGTTGTGAACGATATCCCCATCAAATATGATAGCACGGTTCGCCACGCTTTCAACAACAGTCTCTTCTGCCAATCGAGTAAACCCATCACAGGTATTCAGATAAAGGAGAAAAACTTTATGTTCGGTGTCGTAGTCTATGTGAGGTTTATGTTCGCGAATAGTATCCGTTCTTGGGAAGAAATTTGCTTTAGCGCGAATTAAGGCTTTCGGATTTATTCTATCTAAGATAGGCAAGATTAACGGCTCAAATAAATCTGAGGTTATTTTATAGTCTTGATAAAACATGTGGGTGAAATAATACCCATCTTTGTCACTTAGATCAGCAACACTATCATTGAAAAAAAGAGGTATACTGCTTGAATCAAGGATTCTATATGCCTCAAAAACTTCTTCTGGAAGAAAATTGTCGATTATTTCACAAGTCATTTATGTTTTTGGTATTCGTACTAACCCTGTTCTATAAGCGTCAGTATTCTCTACCCCTTCCCCGTAATTTTTTAGTCTCTGTGCAGCTTCCACGAACCTTTGTTGGTATAGCGTCATTATATCAGGCTCACCTTTCATAAAAGTGTAAGCCTCTACTAAAGACCCGTATAACAAAGCATCTGGCGCATTATCACCAAACCATGTAGTACCGTCTTCTACTGTTGTAATAGAAGCAGGTCTATAATAGTAGTGTAATTCTACTGCGTAGTCATCATCAGGAGTTGGTGCGATAAGAAAATTATCTACATCAAAATTACTGTAATATTTTGGACTACCTGTAGTGCTAGAGTTAGGGCTGTATTCTTGCAAAAAGTTTACGTCTTTTTGTAAAAGAAAGACTTTTTCATTATCACTATTTGTATACGATAAAGAAAAACTAGCTAAATAATCCGACGGAGAAGATAAGTATTGATTGCCAGAAGTCATGTTTGCGTTAGCGTTTTTTCTAAAATAATCAAGTTCTACTAACTTTAACAAACGTTCTTCTGCGTTAGTAATAAAGTTGTCTAAGTTATTTACAAAAGTCGTTTCCGAATTTTGCGTATAATCTTGTATCGCTTGTTTTAAAGTTGTATATGTATAGCTCATGACGTTGTAACCACTACTGTTCCGAGAGATCCTTCAGCTTCAAGCGTAGAAGGGGGAAGGTAATCTTCTGAGGGAAACCCTACCGGATTCCAGCCTACTTGTATAGACGGTTCTATTCTATCAGGGCGAGCTTGTTGTAAGGCTTGGGCATCAGCAATATGTCTAGTAGGTTCAAGCTGAGGTTGTTTTGGTTCATATTCAGAAATATGAACAATCGCCCCATTCCATTCTTTTATACGTTCCTTATACGGAAAAGCCATGCCACTCCGATCGGATATAAATAAAGCATGTTTTCCACTAGAAAACGCCATTACGAAATAACTCTTGGTACAAGACGAAGACTTGCTCTATCCCTATCTTCAGTTGCAGCTCTTGCAAATTCTTCATCATAAATAGATTTTAATAAAGCTAACCGATCTGGGGCAATTTTCATAGAAAGATAATAAGCTAAACCCGCTACCATACAAGGGTAAAACCTAAAAGGCATTTCAAGGTCGTTAGTATACGCATCTGCATCATCCATACGGACTAACCGATAATATACAACTTGATCGGTAGAATTTTCTGGTGTTTGCCAAAGATATAAAACAGGATTAATTTGACGGTCAACAAAAAACTGTGAAGGTCTACCTTGGTCGGTTTTATTAGGTAGATTTAAATACTCGCCTCGTGACATGCGGTCCATTGTATAATCTGTATTATCACGACGTAAAACAACTTCAAGAACATCAATCGTATCGGCACCTAATGTATAGTTTCCAGTACCTTGCGTAAGAGTTGTTGCAACTTGTTCAATAGTAAATAAATTCAGCCCACGGTTAGCCCACTCAGCCAACATTAGGTTCAAAGAACGTCTCGCAGTTTTCGCCTGATAACCAGTACGGACTTCAACGCCACAACGTTCGTATGCTTCTTCAATAGCATCCGAAACGTCGATATTAAAATTCTTTGAACCTGAAGTTGCCACTACATTTTATCCTTGTAGTTCATATAACCGCCGCCCATCATCTTCTTAACCATCTTATCGTCCATATAACCGCCCATAGCCATTTCGGTTACATCAACAGATTTTCCAGGGTTAAGTTGTTCAATAACTTCCTGAGCGTTTTTGATATCTTTATCTGACAACCTACCAGTTTCTGTGCTTCTTGCTAAAGCATAAGCCTTATCTATATCTGACATTTTACCAGTATTTCTACCTCTTGCTATATCTTTATTTGTTAACTTACCGGTATCTCTACCTCTTGCTATATCTTTATCTGACATTTTACCCATAATATTTACTCCTTGATATGCAGGGTCAGGGACCATGCGTTTCGGTTTACCAGACGGATTACCGCCACTATTTCGTCTCACTTTTTTCTCCTTCTAACAGGTTTCACATTCCGTGGTTTACCTTTAGAAGGTTGTCCAAGTTTAACCTTCTGGCGTATTCTACTACGTTTTTCTGAAGAAGTTAACTCTGATGCGGTTTTGGGAGTTTTTTTACTAACGCGTTTCGAGGGGCGGCAATATGGAGTACCCCGTTTTTCATCCTTGCTACGCCCACACGCTTTCCCCGTCCGGACATCTTTCCATTCTTCTTTGAACCAACGTTTAAGTGCCGCACCCTTTTTACTCTTTCTGACAGCCATTACCGTCTCCGCGTTGTCTTTTTACGAGTTTTTCGTACCGTAGTCTTAGTAGACTTACTTTTTCCTCCAGTCCCCCATTTTTTAGCTCCCACTTTTCGGCATTTAGCAATCGCGCCCGAAGCATACGCAGAGGGAAAGACCTTATATCGTGCTTTAACTTTTCTATAACACGCATCTTTAGCCACGCTTCTTTTTCCTCTTTTTATGTTCACTGTTTTTCATAAGTTTTCCGTTTGGCATATAGTGATATCCAGCAGAAGCCTTTTTTCGCCTCTTTTTCCCAGGAGGCGTTGTAATCTGTTTTGCCATAGAACTTCTTGCCATAACCATTAGCTAAACAACTTTTGTGCAAAAGGAGCAACAATTATTAAAACAGCAATCCCCCAGACTTTAATATCTAGGCTTGTAAGCTGTTTTTGTATCTGTTCATACCGCTTATCGCAAGATTCTTCATGTTTTTCAAGCTGTTTTAATACTTCTTCTGGGGTCATTTTAACACTTCCATCTTCTACGAGCCGCGCAAATACGCTTCTTAGGAGTTTTCTTACAACTAATATTATGCATCTTCATTTGCCCTTTTGAACGAGAGCAATAAGATGATTTTCGTTTCCCCCCTCCTGGCTGAGGGGCTTTCAATTTAGAGCCTGTAGCTTTATTATATTTTGCACGACCTTTAGCCGTTAAACCCGCACCTTTAGATGCGGGAAGTTTTTCGCCACGTTTAACGGATAAACTAACTGATTTTTGTTTACGTTTAGCCGCCATTTTATAAACTTCCTTCGTTTCTAATTAAAATAGCTTGCCAAGAAGCGGCAACAGCGTTGTTTTGGTTTTTACTACAAATAGCTTGAACTTCAACGTCTGTTTTTTCAGTGATTTTAAGAGGAAGTTGGAAATCAAATTGTAAATGATCACCGATAATATCGAATTTATAAGCTGTACGAAACACAGAACCTTGTTCTCGGATTTTAAACCGAAGGGTCATAAAAGCACCTGAAGTATCCGTTCCATGCGTTGCTGTACCTTTTTCAATATACATTGTATAGCCAGCAGGAACGGTATAAACAGCCATAAGAGTTTGGTTTTCACCAGCAGTAATACGGGCATATGTAGTACCACCATTTGCAATATTAATATTGCCAACAGGAGCAGTTGCGCCTGTTATATAAGCGCGAAAAACTCGTAAAAAAGTTTGGGTAGTTGTGTATGCGCCAGAACCGTCTAAAGTAAAGGCTTCATTTACTTCATTATAATCGCTATCTAATCCGAAAATAACGCCTGTTACACCAGCATCACTAGCACCGCTTGCAGATGTTGCGGTCATAGCTAAAGCAGACCCAGGATAAGAATAAGTACCGCCAGCGTCCCAAATTGTTTCATTGACGTTAATAATTAAAGGGTTATACCCATACTTAAAAACTGTTGAATGCGCGGGAATTTGCCCACGAGAAACTTGCAGATCAAAAGGTTCAGAAGTACCTACTTGTGATACTGAACGAAACTCGTGGACACCCATTTTTTGCTCCTATGAGAGGAATACAGTTACCCCGTCAAGAGCAGTCTCACTAACATAAATATCTGTTTCAAACTTAATTCCTTCATCAGGAATATTTACAGAAAACGTATCGCTAACCTGTAAATCAATAGTAAGTTTAATTGCACCAGAAGCCCCACCGTCTCTTAAAACAACTTGTGGAGATCCTGCCGCTTCGGTATTTACTGTGAGCTGTCTTAAACGAGCTGGACCGCCATAGATTTCACCAGCACCGCTAGTGCCAACGTCTCTATAAGCAGTAAAAAGTAAAGACCCAGCCATGAAAACCTCCTCTTAGACAGATTCGGTTCCGTCATCAGCCATAGCGTATGTCAAAATACCAGTAAATGTACCGCTAGTAGCGGCAGACGCACCAACATTTGCAGTAACTGTGGTAGAAGCCGCAAGACCCCCAGTTACAACAAGCGCACCATTAGCACCAGTAATTTCGCCTTTTACATCGACTGGAAGTTCATTAACAATACCGTCAGGGTCAGCAGAACTACCTAAATCAACAGTAGGGTTAGTACCGCCAGCCGCTACACCAATACCTTGAACAGACATAACGATTGCACCTGCAGGTAAAATTAAAGTCTGACCAGCAGAAGAAGATGTACCAATACGAACATTAGTTGCACCAGTTGCTGTAGGGTCACAGGAAAACTGAACAGATTGAACCATAACACCTGGGGTAGCATTATGTTTATTTGCGCCGCCGTAAGAACGAACAACGCCTTGGAAGGTTGATTTTGCCATTTTAATCTCCTTGTAGTGGCAAGAGTCTGCATAATTGCAGTCAAGGTTAATTAACTATATACGAAAAAAGGGTGACTGAAAAGCCACCCTTTTAAACCCAAAGACAAAACTAAGGGTGTTGTTATTTAGGCTCCTGGGGAACCAAATACAGCACGTGGATCAGAGAATCCGAAGCTGTAACGCTCGCGAGCTTTAAAACGCATGTTACCTGTATCGAAATCGCCTTCCATTTGAGTACGGATAGGTGAACGTTCGAAGTGCTTGAAGCCGTTTGGTGCGTCTGTCTTAATGAAAAACGCATCTGTATCGGTCAAGAAGTGGTTGATAACATAACCGTCTGGCAACATACCTGAGCTACGAAGAGCGTTGATATCGTTATCAGCGGTGCCAACACGGAGGTTAGAGGCCATTAGACGCTCAGCAACAAATTGAAGTGCTGGTGGAATAATTAGCTTCATACCGCGAAGGGCGATTTTAAGACCACGTTCATCAACGAAACCAGAAATGCTAATTAGAGCATCTTCTAAAGATGTTTCGTTAAGGTCAGCGGCAGTTGATGGCTCGTTAGCAAATGTGCCACCGCCGGAAAGCGGGTGGTCAGTTGCACAAAGCTCTTTACCGTCACCGCCAGTAAAACTGGAGTTAAAGGCATTATTAAGAACGTTAGACGCCTTAACTTGCTTTGTATGAGCCATTGAACGAGCTAATGCTCTTGTATAACGAGATGCCAAACGGTCATACAAGTTATCTTCTACAGCTTCTTCCGTAATGGAAAAAGCAAGAGCAATAGTTTCGTGGGTGTAGCGGGAAGTAAATGACTCTTGTGCGTCATCGAAGTTAACCGCTCCACCTTCATTTTTTACAGGTGCGCTACCGAATCCGGTAAGCATCACCTCTTCTTCGAAAGCGCGGTCAGAAGACTCTGTTTCGAAGATTTGAGCATGTTCGTTTTCGTAACGACCATACTCTAGGCCAAAGAGGGCATTGAGACCTGGCTCAAGTTCTTTGGCGAGTTGTGCGCGTGAAATAGGCATTTAAAACTCTCCTAATTACTTAGTGCCAGTAGTTTGAGTGTAAGCATGTTCGTTAATTAGAACATACACGTTACCGTTTGCAGCTGACGTATCACTGTTATCCGGATCTTTTGAAAGACCAATAATACGAAGCTGTGCTGTACCAGAAGCCGTTGTGCCAGAAATTTCGGCAGAAGACTTACCAGTAGTTGAGCTACCAGCGTCGATTGTGGTCATATCAGCGTTAGCACCTACATCGGCTTGCGTTGCAGTACCAGCAGACTGAACTTCAAAAACGATCTTTGGATCGTCATAAATTTGGGCAACAATATCGGAAGCAGCAACGCTTCCAGGATAATAGTTACTCCAAGTTGGTTTACCGCTCGTCGGGTCTGTGTAATTACAGCCACCAAACACACCAACGATATCTGTAGCACCAGTTGCCGCAACAAGAATGTCACCACCACCAGCGGCATCCATAATAACTGGAGAACCGTAGTAGATTGGACCAGTTGCACCGGACGCAATTACATATTCGTTGGCAGTGAAGTTAGCTACACCACCCAAGTGACGAACAGGTTTAAGGCCAAAAGGGGCGTCGTTATTTGCCATTTGTCTTACTCCTAATCACAAAGTTAAAATACAGTGGCCTACTTAGTGTTCGGACCACCAAAGGTTACACGAGATTGCCGTTCTTTAGAAATCGGCATGGAAGGGTGTTGTTCCTTCATAAGATCATTGTCTACCGCTGTCATTTGGTCGGAAGTTTGTTCCTCAAAATATTCAGCACGGCTTTCAGCGATCTCTTCTGGCACCTTTGTCAGCATTAATCCACCTACACCGATAACTCCTGCATGCCGACCATCATCGATAGTAGGCGCGTCGAAGTCGGGGTAATCTTCTGCGCGAACAGGTTCATACCCTTCACGGATTCGACCAGAAACGTTCTTACGGTCTTCTTGACCTCGAACTTCTGTTCTAATCCATCTGAATTTATAGCCTTCAGGTGGCGTCGGTGCTTCTAAGGAAGAAGCTGGTTTCCAAGGTTTTCTGCGCTCTTGCCTTGAGCGGGTTTCGGCGGCACGTGGAGTCCTCTTGTTAATATCAGACATAATTTAAGCCTCCTTCACGTGTTTCGCGTATTCCTCGAGTGGAACACCTAGCTTTTTAGCGATAGCCACTTGACTTTGGGTCAAACGAACTGTCTTGCGCCCTGATTTAGTATTACGGGTTGCTGGAGTAACGGTTTGGGCGGGTCTCCGTTTTCCAGAAGTCGTTCCCTCAAAACGTTGAGGAAACTCATTACGCATACGACTATCAATCTCTGCATAATAATCATCAGAAGACGGGTCAAACCCTTCTTCTTCGATCAGTTTACGGTGAATTGAGAAAGCTGTAAAGGTCATAGCTTCATCTTTTCCAAACCAATCGTTTTGTTCTGCCCACCGTTCTGCACGGGGATCAGGGTTAACTGGTTGTTGTTGTTGAGTATTCTGCGGCTGAGGAATAGAAACTTCTGTTTCTACTTTTTCTTCAAGTTTTTTCTTATATTGAACTTCCTCACGAGAAATTCTATCATTTTCTACACTAAGTCTAGCGACAAGCTCTTGCGCATTAGCTAATGCATCAGAGTCGCCTTCTTCGTAAGCAAGTTTTACAGCGCGTTTAGCTTCTGCTAATTGGCTTTTAACTCGACCAGAAGATTCCGTAATTAGCGCAGAACCTACTTCAGTATTGCTTTTATTTAATTGTTCGTTTTCTTCTTTGAGTTTTTTAGCAAAATCTAAAGCGGCTTGTTCACGTCTCTCAGCTTCACGCATTTTATACGTTAAACGATCAATTCGCTTTTTTACACCGTCAGAATATTGTTCGTGTTCGTTATCAGAAGAATCTTCAGAAACAGTTTTTACTTCTTGTTGTTCCTGTTCCTGTTCTTCTTCTACCTCAATATCGATTTCTTGATCTTCGACTTGATCCTTTTCTTCTGCCATTTACAACTCCTAAATTGCTACAATATCACGTGGATCTTGAATAACTGCTAAAACTTCGTCATCATTTAAAAGACGAGGCTCTGCACCATCAATTTTAAAACGAGAACCAGCATAACGACCAAACATTACCCAATCGCCTTCTTTACACCACGCACCGTCGGGAAATTTCCCTTCGTCTTTATAAGCGTCTGGTCCAAGACTAACGACATAACCAACAGTGGTTGCTAACTGATTACGCTCTCGCGTTTCATCAGAAATTAAAACACCACCCTTTGTTGTATCGGGTAAAACATATGGAAGTATAAGGATACGCCAACCTGTAGGTTTCGGTAAACGATCTAACGCAGGGCGTGATTCGTCTACTTCATTAGGTAAGGCAAAAGTAGAAGGATTTAATAAATCTTTTTTCTTTTGCGATTCCGCTTCTTTAGCGGCTCGGCGTTCCTCGATTATGTGGTCAGGAACGAATAACCTTTTACTCATCGTCAGCAGTCTCCATGCGGTTACGGGTTTCAGTTAAAGTTTGTTCTATATCGCCAAGAGCAGAAACTTGACCCATATAAAATTGGTATTGCGACATATCTGCAACACCATTAGACATTAACGTTTCGCTAATTTCTGCTTGTCTTTTTTCGATTTTACCTAATAAATAGGTGATTAAATCCATTATCGTACTCCGATAAACTTTGTTCCTCTAATAGCCGCGCCAGCACCTTTACATGAACTAGAAGCTATTACTTCATCGCCTCCATAATCACCGCCGCCATACGCGCCATCTTTAGCTTTTCTTACTTTATTATTTTTCTTTGTAGCACCTACGATCTTATCTGCAAAGGTAATTTCGTCTTTTGGTTCCGCTAAAGCAGCAAATTTCTTTTGTTTATCAGTCATTCTTGACCCTCCTGTAGAACGGCGATCTACTTCCATTTCTGACATATCTATTTCTCGAACGTCTCGGTTGCCTACTTTTTCTTTAAACTCGTCAAAAGACATAAAATCGTCAAACTGACTTTCGAAAAACGCTTCGCGAAGTTTTTGATCATTAGCCATTTATTTTCTCCTAGTAGCAAGGGTTACGTTAGCCCGAAGCGCGGCAATATCTTCATCGGACAAAATTTCTTCACGTTTAAGTTGCGCATCTTGTTGCAACTTAGCGGCATCAAGCTGTGCTTGTTGTTGGTCTGCCATAGCTTTACGCTGGACTTCAGCTTGTTGTATTTGAAGTTCCTGTTCTTTCAACTTAACAATCGGATCAAACTGACCAGTACCAGCGGCTTGTTGTGCCATTTGGCTAATTTGTTGAGTAGCCTGAGCAGTAGCCTGAGCTAACATTGCTTCTTGTTCAGGCGACATAATTTGACCTTCTTGCGGAAGCGGTGCGCCTAGTAGTTGTTCAACTTGTTGCTTATACTTCATACCTAAGTGTTCTTGCATATGCGACATAATTACTTGTACGGCGATATTATTCTTTTGTATATTCGGGTCTTGAATAAATGCCGCGTGAGTAGCAATATGCGCATCGTGATTTTGAGTTTGGAACGCTTTAAGCGGTTTCCCAATAAGCGAATCAATATTTTCTGATACAGGGTCTTTTGGTGATTGCTCGTCTTTAGGCGGTAGTATTTTATCAATATTTTGAATATTTAATGCAGAATACATTCTACGGTAGGCTTCGTGTAAATCGTGTATTTGTGGCGCAGACTGCGCTAATTGTAATTGCGTCTGAGCTAAAGTAACACGCTGACTCATACTAAACATAGCAGGGTCGCTTACAGGAACAATATCAATACGTTCGTCAAAATCGTCGCGTTTTACATCTGTATTATAACCTTCTACTTCGTATGGGTAGTCGGCAGGTAGGTAATCACGAATAACGTTGGCAAGAATACGGAGTTCTTGGCGTTGTGCAAAATGAAGACGTTTATGAATTGCGCTAAGAACTTTAGTACCTTGTTCTAATAGAGCAACTGTTGTTCCTACAGGGTTAGCTTGACTACCTTCCCCTATATTAATATCCGTGACGGACGCGAAACGTCTGCCGCTTTCGATGAGCACACCAAGCATTTGGAGGAGCGTTGCTGATGGCTCTTTGTAAGGCAAGGGCATTATAGCCTCACGAATCGAGCTTCCAGGTGCATCAACGTCACGGAACTCTCCTGGCTGGAGCGGTTGGTCTTCATCCCGAACGCGAAGACCTCTTGCTTTAAACCCAGCAGGTAAATTTGCTAATGTTCCTGCATCAATTAATTGACGCAAAATAGACGTTGCTGATTTAGTTAAACCACCAATCATGTGTACTAAACCAAACCCATAAAACCCTAATCCAGGAAGAAATTTATAATGGGTAAAATATTTTATCTTTGTTTTATCAATATCGTCTTCTCTATAGTTTCTACGAATAGATAAAATCTCGTTAGATTCTTCATGTATAGTTACAACATAAGGAAGGGCGATTCCAGTAGGTTCGTCTTCTTGTTCGTCTTCGTATCCAGGAAGATCTAAATCAACGTGCATTTCTAAAATAGAAAACACATCACCTGCTTGAGCAGTTCTACGGAAACCTGTTAATTCTTGTATTTTATCAGCCGCTTCAGTTTCTGAGGGGTTTTCGTCTTCTAATATATCAATATCTCGATAAAACCCCGATACTTGAAGTTTACGCACATCATTACCGTTCATATTAATAACATGGGTAAATCGAGGCGTTGTATCTAAACTTGTTTCAGTATATGCAACAACTAAGTTATCGGGCAT